GACATATTCATGTTGATACGGCAGAAGCAGATGATATTATTGCTGTTTTGTGTAAACAATTTCACGACCAGAAGATACTGATACTATCTGGCGATAAGGATTTTATCCAATTGCACAACAAGAATGTACAACAATACAATCCTGTGCTAAATAAGTTTGTTGGAAAGGGTGAAAATCCAAGTATATATATTAAAGAGCATATATTAAAAGGTGACCGAAGTGATGGTATACCAAATGTGCTTTCAGATGATAATGTTTTCATTGAAGGTAGACGACAAAGACCTTTAACTAAAAAGAAAATTGAATCATGGGTGAATGAAATGGTTATGACATTCACCGAAGAAGAACAAAAGAATTATGACAGAAATCGACAACTAATCGATTTAAGTCTAATACCGCCTGCACTCCAGGCGAAAATATATAATGAGTACACAGAAGTTAAAGTAGCACATAGAAGCAAAATTCTTAACTACTTTATTACAAGAAAACTTAAAACTTTAATTGAAGTCATTGACGAATTTTAGACTTCAAAAGAACTGTTAAGGAGAATAACATGATTATCAGAAGAAATCCTGATGGCTCTATCATAGAAGAGCAAGCAACACAACAATCCCACCCTGCATTAACAACTAGACGAGGCATGGCTGCAATGGCAGAATCAGGCCGAGCAGTTCCACCTTTGTTCAGCGAAATCGCTACAAAGATAAACAATGCAAAAGACAAACCTAGAAAGTTAAAAGTATTGAGAGAACATGACTCAGTACCTTTACGACAGGTTTTAAAGGGTGCGTTTGACCCAAACATAGAATGGTTATTACCAGAAGGTGATGTGCCATACCAAGCGAATGATGCCCCAGTAGGAACAGACCACACTCTGTTATCGCAAGAAGCAAAACGCTTATATCTATTCACAAAAGGTGGCGACAACTCATTGTCCGATACCAAAAGACAAACTATCTTTATACAAATGCTAGAAGGCCTTTGTGCTGAAGAAGCAGAATTTTTAGTAACTGTTGTAAACAAGAAGGTTAACAACAAATACAAGGGATTTACTGCTAATCTAGTCAAAGAAGCATTTGATTGGGACGCCAACTTTATGAAAAAAGAGTAACACCCTCAACAGAACCCTCTGAAAGGAGGGTTTCTACATTATGGTTGAAGAAGAACAAGATGATTTACCATTACCACCAGATACCGTACCTTATCACAAAAGGCCTGTAACTGACGAAGAACTATGGAGATTTTTTTATGATTAGAAACAAGTATGCCCTTTCGAGAGTCAAAAAAAGAAACAGAAGAAAAAAGAACATTGAAATAAATGCTATACACATATTTACTGCATGTATCTTGGCAATAAGTCTTTTTGCGTTTACGGCTTCTGAAGCAAAGTCAATCACCAAACCGACTATCATAACAAATACAAAACCATTATTTATTTACTCACTTAATTCTTGTATTGATTATCTATACAAAGATATGCCAATTAATGAACAAGTGCCAAATGAATTGATTGTCGCACAGGCAATTGTTGAAACTGGTTGGGGTCAGAGTCGATTTGCAAATGAGGCTAACAATCTTTTTGGCATTAGAACTTTCGACAGAGATTCTAATCACATGTTGCCAAAAACACTTACAAACTGGCCTGGTTGGGGTGTCAAAGTTTTTGCTAACAAATGTGATAGTGTAGAATATTATGTTCAAATTATAAACGAATTTTGGGCGTATGAGTCGTTCAGAAATTTAAGACAACGATATCTTAGTAACGGAACAATACCAGATGGTATGGCGTTGGCAATGAAACTTGAATCATATGCAACAGACCCAAACTATATTCCTCTAGTTCGTTCAGTAATTGAAAACAACATAAGAGGAGTTTATGACCTGTAATCGCTTGACAACATCTTTAAATAATAGTATAATACTTGTATGAATATATTTTACCTAGACCACGACCCAAAGAAATGTGCAGAAATGCACCTTGATAAACATTGCACTAAAATGCTAGTTGAGTATGCTCAATTAATGTCTACTGCACACAGAGTCCTTGACGGCAAACCAGTTAAACGACTGAGTAAGAACAATCGTTTGCTGACCACATATGACCACCCAAGACGAGATGGTTTTTTATACAAGTCTTGTCATGTCAATCACCCTAGTAATATCTGGCTTCGACAAAGTAAAGAGAACTACGAGTGGCTGTACGAGATGTGGTGTTGTTTGCACAAAGAATTTCAGAAACGATATGGCGAATACAAATATCACCAGTCGTTTGCTAAGTTGAAAGGCATACTCAGAGAAGTGCCAGAGAATATTCCTAATGTGCCATTTACACAACCTCTACAAGCAATGCCTGATGATGTAAAAAACAAAGACAGTATTACTGCTTATCGAAACTACTATATAAAGTACAAGAAAAGTTTTGCAGAGTGGAAAACAACGACACCAACATGGTTTACAGAGGGAACAAATGCCAACATACACATTTAAAGATAAAACAACCGGAATCGAGTGGGAAAAGTTTATGAAAATATCTGAACTCGACACATACAAAGAAGAAAACAATGCTGAGATTATGATTAAAAAAGTAAATATTGCTACTGGTCATGGTGATAATATTGATGCAAAGACCGATGCTGGTTGGAAAGAAACACTTGCAAAAATATCAGAGGCACATCCTGCTAGTGAACTTAACAAACAATATGGCAAGAGAAGTACAAAGGACATAAAGACCGAACAAGTCAGAGGCAAACACAAAGCAATTGCAGAACGCAGGCGACAGAAAATAAACCCAATCAAATAATGTATAAATAGTAGTATACAAGGAGAACGCCATGGCAGATTTTGATTTTTTAGACGGGTTTGATATGGAAGGAGATTGGGGCTTCACAGGAGTTTCAAGTAAACCTTCAAACCAAACAGTCGCAGACACAAAGGCAACACAACAAGTGGTTCAACAGACCGCTGATGGTGTTGGTAAAGCAGTATCTAGTGAAATTATATCCAGACTAGAAACTAAACTAGACAAGATACTTAGAGAAGTATCAGAAGCATCAACTAAAATTGATGACAAACATGAGGTTGAATTAGAGATTGCAAAATCACAAATGGACGATGAGTACGATTTGAGAAAAGACAATCTTGGCAAAATTCAAAAAGAGAAGTTTCAACAGCTAGAGAAGTTAATCATACCTCTACTTGTTAAACTTGCTAAATCACCTGAGGCCTACATTCATTGGCCAAATCGTGCAGAAGTAATCGAAGCACAACTCAAAAAGATAGTAGCAATCACAAGAGGATAATCTTCTTTACATTATATTATGAACGCTAAACTTATTGACTTTAAATCAAAGACCAAACCCTTAACTGCAGGAAATTACTATTGGACTTTTGAAAAAGCTTTAGATTCTGAAACCTGCAATCTTATTCTTGATACCGCTAGTAATCATTTTAGTAAAGTTGGAATAATTAATAGTCAAGATGGTAAAAGAATTAATAATGAGCAAATAAGAAAAGGACAAAGCTTTTTTAATAATCAACAATTCGTTTATGATATAATTTGGCCGTATCTGAATGGTGCCAATAAAAGCGCAGAATGGAATTTTGAAATATCTTCGGCAGAGTCTTATCAAATAGGAAAATACGAAGTTGGTGATTTCTACAAAAGCCATATAGACGGAATGGGCACAGAAGGAAGTGTTTTTAAAAATCCAAAAAATCCTAATTTACATAATAAGACTCGCAAACTATCTATGACTGTAAATCTAAATGATGACTTTGAAGGCGGAGATTTAATTTTGTATAAGGGTTTGTCCATACAACAAAAGAAGGGAAACATAACTTTCTTTCCTAGTTATTTGCCCCACAAAGTAACACCAGTAACAAAGGGTACAAGATACTCTCTTGTTATGTGGTTTCTAGGACCTCCACTAAGATAGGCTTGACAAATCTACTATAACCTGATATAATATATCTAATATATTAAGAAGGAGAAAGACATGGCAAAAGCTATTGACAAATCAAAAATGTACATGGATAAGAAACCACAAAGTCTTATCGGCAAGTGCATACACACTTTTAAATGTATGTTTAATCCTGGTGGTAAGGACTGTGTAAAGTTTGCCAAAGACGAACTCAACGCAATGACCAAGGCAGAACTAGAATTAGTCGGCCGTGACCACGGTATTGAATTAGACAGGCGCAAAACTAAAAAGACGCTTGTTAATGAGTTATATGAGGCATTATAATGAGTGAAGCACTAAACGCTTTGATGAAAAGCAAATTCGATATGAAAACATTTACACATGCTCCTATACCAGCTGAGCAGATACCCGAAGTGTTTACAGAAACTATCAATCGTAAAAGATTTTATGTAACACCAGACGGAAACAAGTATCCTTCGATAACCACAGTATTATCTGGCAGAGCAAAAGAAGGCATCATGGCATGGCGTAAGAGAGTTGGTGAAGATGTTGCAAATAATATTATGAGAACTGCTGCCAAACGAGGTACTGCTGTTCATGAACTTTGTGAAGATTATCTAAACAACAACGAACTAAGTAATCAAGAGGTACTACCACTTGCTATGTTCACATTGTTGAAACCAAAACTAGATAATATAAATAATATTGTCATGCAAGAAGGCGGACTCTATAGTGATAAATGGGGTATTGCAGGTCGAGTCGACTGTATCGCTGACTATGATGGCAAACTAACTGTTATCGATTTTAAAACATCCACAAAAGAAAAGAAAGAAGAATGGATTGAAAACTATTTCATTCAATGTACTGCCTATTGTGAGATGTTTGAAGAAAGGTATGGTCGTGCAATCGACCAGATTGCTGTACTAATCGTTTGTGAAGATGGTGGTGTACAGACATTTGTAAAAGACAAAAAAGATTATTTGCCTTTGCTACAACCAGCAATTGACGAGTTTTGGGCAGAACAAGACATGTCAGAGAGATTGGTGCCAAGGCGATGATAAGAATTCTTGTTGACGGTAATGGAGTAAAAACTATGGACCTCGGTTCGATTCCGAGCATCTCCACCAAAGTATTTTGGTCATCCCTAAAATATTTTGCTGGGGATGAAAAGGCGTTCGACATGGTCATTGAAAGATTACAAGAGAGGATAGTCCAAAGACTTAAAACTAAAATAAAAGCTAACTCTAACCAGTATGCTTTAGCGGCATAAGTCGCTAAGGGGGTTGCCAGTACCTTCTTACCCAAACTGGCACTAACTCAAGGCAATAATATGAAAAGATTTTTTAAAGAAGTGTACATTACTGGACACGGCAAAGAAGATAAGAACATGTTCGACACATTTAAAGACACAAAGTTCTACAAAGTAAATGCCAAAAAAGAAGAAGAATTGAAAGATTGTAAGAATGTGGAATATATAACTTTTGATGAGATTAAAATATGAAAATGATAATTACACCCAACAAGTTTGCAATACTAATTGAAGAATTAGTTAAGACAAAGAAAATGAGTTACATTGATGCAATACTTCATTATTGCGAAAAGAATGGAATCGACCCGAGTGATTCTAAAAAACTAGTAAACAAAGGACTGAAAGAGAAGTTGACTTATGAGGCACAGAACCTCAATCTGTTAAACACAGAGAAAGTGCCACAACTTCCTATATAAGGAGAATGGATGGTTTTGAAGTATATAAAGTCTATTTGGCAATCAAATTACATTTCACAAGCAAAAACAGAAGTTACGACTTTCATAGACACGGCGGACGAACAACTGCAAAGCTTGAAACCTTCACTAAAAGAAGGGATAGATATTTTTTTCACAAACTTAGTCGCACTTACAACAGCACTACTATGGTCGATTACTTTGTTAGTAACTTTGTCAATAATTCTAATCTATGGGTTGGCGATATTATTGGCTCAACTGGTGACGAAAGTTATAAAGAGTGGTCTAAGAGAATAGAATCGCTACATTATATTTTTGAACAAGATGTAGATTTTATATTAGACTTGATGATGGCAAAAGATATGCACTTTGATGACATCTTTACATCACATGACGGGCAACACCCACCTATTTTGAAGATGGTGTTATCTAAGAAGATATGTGTTGAAACATTTGTGATACTAGAAGATATACTTTCTTTTGCAAATAGACTAGATAAAGATATAATGGAAACAGTATTGTGGCCTAAACTACACGACAGAATTATAAGATACAAACCTTTTTTGAAATACAATATGCCAAGATATAAAATTACACTAAGAAAAAAAGTAAAGGAGTTACAATAATGCTTAAAATAGC